GTCTGATCTGTTTAATAGTGCATACGATATTACACCTTTAACAACATTTGATACATCTGCTTGCATTTTAATTCCATCGCTTTCTTCTAATACTAGAACTTGTCCTGCAGCTTGAGCTGTTTCATCTGCGGTCATGTTTCTGTGATAAAACTCATAGTCGGTAGCAGCAGAATTATCCACTAAATACATTTCCACTAAATTATTACTGTTGTGTTCATTAGTTACTGAAATACTTTTAACAAGTGCTCTTGAATCAGCTGCAATAGTAAGCACTGTTGTTAAATTTGTAGTGTTTAAAATAAAACCTTGATTTTTATATTGTAGTGCCATTAACTATTAAACCAAGCAAATGCCTGATCCTCCTCTTTTGTTTCTTTTTGATAGTTAGTATTTAATTGATTCTGTATGCTTTCTAAAGCTAATTGAATTTGTCTAAATGCATCAGGAGTATATTCCTGCGGCGGTTCAGGTAAAAACACTTGTACTTTAGCCATTATCTTCTTCCATCTTGTTGTATGTCTACTCTAAACACTCCATAACGCCATCTTTCATTAATAGCATCGTTTTCAATTTTTACAGATGCTAATCTAGAACGTGCTCTTGTATCTACTTTATCAGTAGACGAAGTTACTGTAAATGGTCCTAGAGTAGAGCTTGTTTGAGTATCTGCAGGATACCTTCTTAATAATATGGTTACTTTAGCATTACCTTGCAAATCTTTAAAGTCAGGTATAAATCTTCTTATTTTCATAAAGTATTCACCATCTCCACCTTCATCTAAATCAAAATCTCCTGATTCAATGTAAGCAGAAATAGCATTAACAGTATTACCGTTGTCTAATACTTCATTGACTCCTACCTCGTGATTAAATAAATAAGAAGCTCCGTTAGAAACTCCTTGTACAACTGGTGATGTCGGAGTTGTGTTTGTGTCAAATTTAGTTGCCATAGGATCATCAAAAACATGAGCATCTGCATAAGTAGTTCTTGCTAGTGATCCTGTAGTCCACACTTGATCTCCATAGTTATAAGTAACGCTTCTGTTTATAACACTAGAATTAGCTGTTGCATAAAACCAAGTTATTTCTTGATATAAACTATTGTGAGAGCCATAAGTTAATTCAGACCCATTTGCAAAATTAAAACCTTGATTGTCTGCTGTTGTAGTAAACACAAAATCTTCAACTAAAGAACCCATTGATTTAACCGTACCATCAAACATAAAGAAACCACCTGAGTCACCCATCCAAAATATTGCACCATTAGCATAAATAATAGAATGTTGTCCTACACAGCCACAATTAGAGCCTACTTGTCTAATACTAAAAGTATAAGGAGCTCCTATAAACTGCATCAAATATGCTGAGGTATCGGTTAAAATTAAAACATAATCTTTACCTTTTGCAGCACCAACAATTTTAGTACCAGAATCTATTCTAAATGTACCTGCGGTATTGGTGGATGTTGGTGTATAATCATTAATGTTTTCTTGATCAGAAAACCTAATAAACATTTTATCCTGTGTTCCTGGAGTGCCAATTGTTGTTTCTGTGCCTAAAAATATTAAATGTCTATCTCGATCAGACACTAAAGTCATAACTGTTTTTGTAGGTGCATTAGTAACAATAGATGCTCTTGTAGTGACACCTGTCCCATCTTGAGGATCCCATTGAAAAGTTTTACCGTTTTTTACAGTTGCTATTAATAATTCTCCATAATTATCCAACGACCATGATCCAGGATCTAAAACTGCATTAGAAGATGTTCGTGGTGTTCCCCATGTAGATGCTGACCATGTACCTGTACCCCATCCATATCCATAAGCTTGAAGTAAAGGACCAATTTTGTAATAAGGTAAAGTGTCCAGTGTCCCATCATTCGTTGCTCCTGTGCCTGTTTCCGCAGTTGCCATTTGGATAGTAAATGTAGTTGTAGAGGGTATTGATTGTACTTCATACAATACATTATCAAAGTCAGATGCTACATAATCTGTTTGACCAGCTGTAAAGGAACCTGCATTCTCAAAAGTTGTAATATCTCCTATTTCTAAACTGTGTGCAGAAGGTGTTGTAATAGTAACTGTTCGTGATCCGTTAGTCGTGGTTATGTCACCACCAGCCACGGCTATAGAGGAATCTGTAGGAGTAATATCATAAAAATCATTACCATCGTAAACATATAAAATTTTATTTGTACCAATAGCAGCATATCTTCTACCACCTAAATCTGCCCAAGTATGTATAGCTCTAGCGGCACCCACTAATGTATCTGTTAAAACTTGTTCCCATCCACCTATTTTTTCAGGTGAACCATATCGAAAACGCACATTATCTCCATCCACCCATTGTCCTTCGGCTTGTGAATCTGTGGCTTGTTTATTAAATCCTGGTGTAAATTGTACTTTTCTAAGCGGCATACTTGGATTATACACTATAAACGTATACCTATAAAGATTGCTTAAATAGTTTATAAGTAGTTAAAATTGATATTTATCCTAAATTTATGTTCAAGGTTAAAGATAATTTAGGACCCTTACTTTCAACAACTTGATGTTTTTTAAATGACTCTATATGTAAAATGTCATTTTCTTTAAGTTGTATTTTTTCCCCATCTATCTCCCAAATACATTCTCCATATATCTGTTTAACAATAACGTGATATGTATGATGATGAGCTGGAAAACTAGGTAAACCATTTAAAATTCCTTTTCCAAAATAAAAATTACCATTAATTTTAGATCCGACTGAATCATCTACATAATTTTCTAATTCTCTTAAATCTTGATTTAAATCTAATATATTAGACAAAACAAAAGTAAAACCATTATTATAATATTTAATAAATTGTTCAAATAATAAATTTTGATTAGAGTCAAACAGTTTAAATTGATGAGGTTCTCCAAAAGCATTTATAACTTCTACGGAAGGTTGTCCCCATGAATATTTTTTAGGCCATCTATTATAAATTTTTAAAAAATTAAGAATATCTTTTTCTTTTAAATTTATTTTTTTATTTTTTAAACAAGAGATAATTTTATTTATTATCATACTAAATCAATAGAAACTTTACTCCAATGAGGTAGTCCTAACATAGGTCTTTTATCTAAATTATTAAAACCGTCATGTTTTCCATTTTTTAAAATATAATGTAAAAATACTTGAGAGCAAATATTTCCTTTAAATTTTTTTCTCCAATGTTCTAATTTGCATCCTGTATACATTAACATATCTCCAGGGGATAAATTTACTTTAATTTCTTTTTTATTGACTTTTAAATAAATCGGCCAAGGATCTCCTCCTAAATTAAGTGTAGTAGATATTTCACAACTAGACCTATCTTTATGTCTTTTTAAAATAGATCCTTTTTTATAAATTCTTGCATAAGAATATGTAGGTATTAAATCTAATTTAGTATTTTTTTTCATAACAGGCAGCATTTGATTTAATAAAGTTTCCATTACAAAATCAGCATAGATAGAATATACATTTGGAACTTGAGGATCATTCCATGTGCCAAACATTACTAATGTGTTATCTTCATCTATAAATTGGTTATCGTATAAAAATTTAACAGCATCTCTTTTTAATAAAAAATAATTATGTATAAAAGAAGCTTGTTCTTTTGAAATAGCGTTTTTAATAATTTTATAAGTAAAATTCATAATTAAGTATAATTTATATTAATATTAATTCTTGCTTTTTTATTAGTTGTAGAAGTACTTGCATGTTCTATTGATGAGTTAAATAATAATAACCTATTTTCTATAGAATTAATTTCTATATTATTTTTTAATAAAGTTTTACCATCATTTGTATTAATATAATATATAGCCCCTTTATGAGGATAGGTAAAGTCTACATGAAATTCATGTTTTTCTAAAACATTTGTACGTGGATGTAAGTTACATTTCACTCTTATTAAAGAATTATAATTTAGTTTAGACAATAATAATTCCCGCAATATTTCAAAAAAAGAACTATTAATTTTATCATCATAGACAAGATGAGTAAAATAACAAGTTAAGTCATTTTTATTTTCTTCATGTAAATCATTTATAACTGGTTGATAATACCAGGGAAAATCTAAATTTAACATTGTCTCCTTTATTTTTAAAAAATCTTTTTTTGGTAAAAAATTATCTATTATTTTATGATTCATTTCTAATTTGTTCTAAATATAATTTATGTTTTATATAATTATTTTCTTCTTTTTTTCTTTGTATAAGCCAATCATTAATATTAGTTTTGTAATTTTTTGGCAAATTAATAAATTCTTTTTTTATTGAATCAATATTTATTAAGCCCAGTTCATATAAAATAACTATAAAATTACTTTCATAAAATAATAAATACCCTTGTTTAAAATCTTCTTTAATAGGTAGTCTATATTTCCATAAATCTAATTTACTTTGTAATGATTCAGGTATGTTTATTTTTAATTCTTTCCAAAACTTAGAATCTTTTTTATTTACCAAATAATGAAGTATTACAAAATCCCTAGTATTTTCTATTACTCCCTTGATTGTTTTGTTATACAAATCAATTTGAC